GAAGGTTTTGTTCGAAATCACTTTTAATCACCCTCGCAGGTCTCCTGTGAGGTTCCTGGTGCGTTGCCGTACGAAAAACCATACGACATTAGCGAAATGGAGCGGAAATAATGACGTGGCATTGTGCAGGTCGTACGAAGTCGTACAAAACAAAAGGTGTGCAATGTCGGAGAACATTGGATCTCCGGGTGGCGATCGCGACATGCTCGACGATCTGTGCGATCAGCAGTTGGAGACTGCTGAGATATTGCACAAGACCCGCATGACGTTGAAAGCCGTCATGAAGACTGTCAATGTGTTGCAGTCCAAGGTCATTACGCTGGAGGCGGCTATGATCGCTATGGAAGAGCGCGACGAAGTCGTGCCGGAGAGCCCGCCGCGGAAGGCTGGCTCGTTCTGCGACTCGATCGAGATATCTGGCGAGCACTTCGTTTGGGACGAAGCTCGCCAGTTGTTCACGGAGAAGTGAAGTGTAACTAACGCACGGTGCTACAGGATGCCTGCCGTCCAGTCGAAGCACTGGCCGTTTACGTGGTTCCCTGTTGGAGACCTTGAGTCGTGGACGGGGGACACGGCGGCGGATATAAAGGCGGCCGATGCGTTATTGTATCTTCAGCAGCACGTTGCAGCCAAGGCGGAGTACGTGACTTATCTTGTGGCGCAGGCGGAGTTTGCGCCCAATACTGGCCGGATGCATGTGCAGGGTTACTTGCAGCTGGCGAACCGCTGGACGTTTACGCGTGTGAAGAAGATGGTCTTTACTGACGCGTTAACTGGTTGTCAGATTGCAGCTGCTCGTGGTTCAGCTGCGCAGAATGAAGCGTACTGTTCGAAGGACGACACGCGCGTGCCTGGATCTGACGTGTTGCGGTATGGAGAAATGGTTTCCGATTTTGGTGAAAACCATCAGCCAGGAAAGAGTTTGGACCGCGTTTACGCGGACATCAAACTAGGAGCCACTATGGAAGATATTGTGGAGAAGTACGGTTTTGGCATGTTTGTGCGCCACGAGCGCGCTTTGAAGAGTGCTATGTGCACGTGGGGCAAGCGACGCGCTACTATGCCGAAGATCGTGCTTTTGATTGGCCCGAGCGGCAGTGGTAAGTCCCGGTGGGTGGAGCGTGTTCACCCCGGGCGTTACCGGATGACGTTTGGGAATGGAGGCAACTCTGCGTGGTTCGACGGTTACAATGGAGAGTCGGCCATTGAGCTGAGTGAATTCCGTGGCCAGTTGACTCTTTCCTTTATGCTGGATTTGCTGGACCGTTACCAGCTGAAGGTTCAGACGAAGGGCGGTACGGTCCAGTTTCTTGCGGATACTATTATCATAACTTCGAACGAGGAGCCGAAGGAATGGTACAGGTTGTTGGAGGACCGCGACGAGAAGATGAAGCCTTTGCTTCGGCGCATTGAGGAGTACGGGACGCGGCCTATGTACCAGACGGAGAATCATAGTGCGACGCTCGCCGAGAATGTCGTATCCGCTTGACTCGGACTTTAAGTACGAGAATGTGCCAGACATGACAGTGTATTATACCAAAGAGGGGATACGGAGTTACTCTTTGACTGATCCTGTGTCTGGCAATGAGTTTGTTGCAAACTCTGCCGCTGGCGTCTGGAAGTCGTATGAGACTTATTGCGCCAGGAAGAAGCGCGTGCCGCGTCCGCGCATTCGGGAGTTGCCTCAGAGTGCAGCTGACCGTTTGCAGTATTTGGCCAACAAGGGCCGCAAGGGTTTTGGTGAATACAAGAACAGCAAGAAAGACTGGAAGGTTTTTGTGAACGGGAAGTGGGTTAGTGCTGCGGGGCGCGGCCCTCCGCGCTTTACGGGATTCGGATGAAATTCGAATTAATCGACAACCGGCTAGTATTACCCGGTTGTCGGTTACCGCGTTACCTAAACCCTAATCCCGGGACACGACGTGGGCTGGATGGCGGATGCGATCAAGCACATGCGGGTGGGATAGGGTTGGTGACGCGATATAACGACTAAGGGGTCCAGGGGCGAGTTCCCCTGGGTTGGAGGGGGGGCCCTTTGGGGGGGGGGGCTTGGCCCCTCACTTGTGATTTAATGAACAAGCCTTATTGCAAGAAAGGGTTTTCCCGATAAAACTTGCAGGCTTATTTAGACCTGGTAGGCGTCGCTTGCCTTGAGAGTGAGCTGGCGGTACCAGCCACCGATACCGAGCTCGTCGGATTGGCCTAGAGTATCTACTGGGTAGAGTGTGTTGTTGTACGCGTAAGACCCAGTGATTGAGACGAGGTCGGAACCGCTTGATAGAGCTGCAAGCGCTTCTGCCAGGCTTCGGCACACAATGGCTACGCTGGAGGCGGACGGAAGTGTGTTCGGCTGCGTATTGATCGTTCCTCCCGGCGTCCTGCGTCGAACAACGATGTACAGATGCGTCCCGCGCCCCATGGGGGCCGGTGTTGGTGCCTTAGCGTTCTGTTCGCTTGTTGCCCAGTTGACGTTGCCTGCGTCGAGCAGGCCTGGGATATTTCCTTCCAGGAAAATTTCCAGGAGGGTGTTTGCATTGTTTGGGCCGTAGAGTGCGGAGGCTCCGCTAATGTCGAACCAGTTGTTAACGTTCGAACTTTGGCCAACGACGTCGAACTTGTTGACGCAGCACACGTTTCCGAAGCGGAACTGTGTAGGAATTGCCGTGGAACTGCTTGAAATGTTCGCGCCTGTCCGCGCGGGCATTATGCTTGGCTGGCAAAGGTCGAGGACGTAGTCCATGACGATGAATCCGACTCCCCCGGTAGCAGTTGGGATGTTTGTGCCGTAGCACATGAATAGTCCCTGTGACGTGTCGCGGGGGTCGGAGTTGCTGCCCTGTCCGGAGATGTAGAAAAGCTTCTTTTCTGCCTTCTCGCGTTGGTAGGTCACGGAGCTGCCTACCCAGGGCGGTGTGATTGCCGTATGCTCGTAACTCATGACGTTCTGCATGAAGTTGGAGTCTCCGCCATCCGCTGCAGGGTTTGCTGGGTCACGTTCGAACGTTAGCATGACTGATCCGGCGGTGGATGTTGAGCATTGTGGCACGTAGCGGTAGGTCACGCTTTGGTACACGTATTTCTCGTACGTGGATGCAATTGTCGCTACGCGGTCATTGAGCAACACTGGGTTGCAGTCGTGTACGGCGAGCAGACCGTTAGTGAATTTGTTCAGTGTACTGATCTGCGTGATGAAGCTGCGGCCGGTGATGCGTAGGCTGCCGTCCTTGTTCTGTCTCTGGGTGAAGCTGCTCTGGAGTCCTCCAGACACGCTGGTGCCCATTTGAACAGGGGCGGTGGTGATCATTGAAGTTGCTGCGCGTTTAGCTTTAGTATATGCGGGGCGTGCGGCGGATGCACGCTTGAGGGCGCGGTATTTCGAATACTTGTCAGCGTACTTAGCGCCGCGCCCAGCCTGCATCTTGCGCTTGTTACTCTTCGCCTTTCGGCGGAGAGTCGCGTATGACATTGCTTTCGCCATCGTCGACTTCGACGTGGCAATGCGAATGAGCTAGTTTTGCGGTAACGGCGCTTACGAGTGCTGTTACTGCGGCTAGCAGTGCAAGCACGGACACGGATACAGTGTCCGTGGCGGCGGGACGGAATGACGTACCTTGTTTGCGTTTCTTTGACGGGGTTCCGTCGTAGAAATTTGAGTCCCCTGGGCGTTTTGCCCGATGGCCTGCTGCGTCGTAGTACAGGTCGTCGTCTTCGTCGTAGAACATTTCATGGTCTTCGTCGTAATATACTCCGGGGGCTATCTTGTACATGTGGTGGTCGATGTCCATGTCGTCGAACACACTTGAGCGTTTTGCCCCTGGTTCGTCAGACGGAGTTTCACTTGCTGGCCGTTTCCCGGGGCCTTGTGTCCCGGGCGGTGGCAGTGCAGGTGTTTGTTGGGCAGGTGTAATTTGCTTAGGCTCTTTGCCTTTGGGCGTGGGGTTTTGGTTGCCTGGTGTACCTGCGAGACCGTTGTGGATTGCTCCACCGGCTGCAACCGCCCCAACGCCGAGACCAAGCCCTACCATAACCGCTCCGGCGGTTTGGACTGTTTCCAAACTTCCGACTGCAGCGCCTCCGTATTGCGCTGCTGCGCCAGCTAGTCCAACGCCGTCTATGATTGCGGCCACGTCTGCTGCGCCTATGTATATGGCGCCTTCGGCCACTGCTGCTAGTGTGGCGGCTGCTAGTTCTTCTGGTAACAGCGCGAGTCCTGCTACCAGGAGACCTGCGCCGACCATGGCCTCTTCGGCTATGGTTTCCCAGTGCGGCATTGCGGCGGGGCAAATTTTGAATTTGTCGTACGATTTGGTCGTACGAGTGTGCCGAAAGTAACATTAAATCGTACGAAAACGTACGATTTTCGTACGACTTTTGTCGGACGAAGGCAGACGGAGTCGTACAAGTGTGCCGAAAGTTACAGGGGATTTTTTGTCCGACAAATTTGTACGACAGAACTTTGTTCGAAGGTTTTGTTCGAAATCACTTTTAATCACCCTCGCAGGTCTCCTGTGAGGTTCCTGGTGCGTTGCCGTACGAAAAACCATACGACATTAGCG